TGGTAAGGTCCCTTGGGATGGCAGTCCGAAGACTTGTTCGCAGTGTTTTACCACTACTGCCGTGGGGTTTATGGAGAATTATACTGTTTACTTATTGCTTTTATCCTCTTCTGGAGTTAGGTTGATGTTTACCTATTTTACTTGTATCCCGCATGATATCTGCGGTTATTCATCTATATGTTTCTGTCCCTGTTCTCTGGCATCTGCTGCTCTGAATTGGCGTTAATCCACATCAATTGCACTGGGCCCCATGATCGCCTTGGCTTGGTACCCCCGGTTAAGGAAGGCATTAGCCGCAGCGCCCAAAAGAGGCGTCCCGTACGTGTGTGCAGCCATCACGAGTCCTTGCTTCGCTGCACCCCAGAGTTTGCTCAAGAAACCGTTTGAGTCCGCCTTTTGGGCATTGGACACACGGTTCCGGGCATGGTCTGCGGCAGCAAGAACCCTCGGAGAATGGTCAGCTGCGGGGGTGGACAAGGCTCCGGAAATACTTCCGAAAGCCATCAATCCCTCCACATTGACCACAATCTCAAATCTCATGGCACCAGTGATCGACGCCGGTAGTCCGGAGCCCGTGAAAGTGGCAATATCCCACGATTGGGTGCCATTGATCGCGATGTACTCCTTGTAGCCGACTCCCACAGGCTTGGAAACCCAATGGATGTCGGCATTTGCTACCGGGTAGTCGTGAACCTCACTGAAGAAGCCACCAGACGTGACGAATGGAGCATCGTCTGTCGGGTCAGCAGCCGTAGTGAGAACGCGAATGTAGCCAGACTGGTTGTCCGGGGCAAGGAGCGGATAAATCCGCACGCCCCAAGAGACAATCCGGTACTTGGCAAACGCGGTCTCGACGGCGCTGTAGCCCGACAATTCGACTGCAGAAGCCCAACTCACCACTGATCCTGGAGTAACGCTCGTCGCAAGCGTCGAGCAGAACCCGAGGCTCGGCCTGAATGAGACCGCAAAGTCGCCCTCCGCATCGGTATCGATGGTGAGGGCGCTGCGGAGCTGAAAGGCTGAGCTGCGGGCGCTGTCGTCGTCAGGCAACTTGACTCCTTTGGCCTCAGGGGCGAAGGGGTTGACCAGAGCGTGAGCGTACTGAGCGTCATCAGCGTGGCCACCAGCATTGCCAATCGAGTTACGACCGGCACGGCTGGGTACAGCGTAGGTGAGCTTGGCAGGCGTACGCCCGTTCTTGTTGGTGGTTCGTCCCTTTGCCATTGTAGGTTAAGTGGTAGAATTGTGGGAACTGGAATGTATGTTCCGTGATGAAGTAATGCCGAACTAAACTGTTGTTGTTTATGTCTGTGTGATTGCTGTGTCTTTTGCTGTTCGAATGTCGAAAAGTAGTGTAGTTATGGCATCGGGGGAGGGTGCGCGCAGGGTATACGCAGACTCGGTTATTTGAGTTTCGATTGCTAATTGTGTGTCAGGCGACAAGCCGTATGCCTTCCAGAAACTTACTCTGGCCTCCGCTGTAGGCGGGCTGAACTTGGGGTCCATCCGCTTGGCCATCATTTGCATTCCTGTCAGGATCTCTCCAGACTCGGGGCATTTACCACGTATCATCTGTTGGTAAAAAGCATGGAAGATCGGCATGTCACCCGCTAGGGCTGCTCCGCACCAGCCCACTGCGTTAGACAGTGCCGTGATCTCTTCCACACTCGTGCAGCGCTTGAGGGTCAGGGAGTCTTTAGCCAGGCAGATCTCCGGGTCACGAACGAACCGCCACTCGGTCCCATCGTAAATCGGCCTTGCCTGGCAGAACTCTACCTGCTCCATCTCGTACGCCACACCCTCCAGCTTCATCGTGAACCCTAGGTCCAAAAAGTACTCTCGAAAAGAGTCCAAGACCGCAGTCAAGTTCTCCTTCTCGATCATCAACACGCCGTCATCGCCGTCATTCATGTACTCAAACTTCCTTATCTTTAACCACCTCATGAAAGACCATGTCATGCCGCACATCGTCATGCAGTTGCCTAGCGCTGTGTCCATATCGCCGGACATGCGCTTGCCACTGACCTTGTACTTGATGTCCGCGTCGTGTGCGCGGGCATAGCAGACGTTTGTCTTTCGCATAGCGTTGAGTTCCTTCAAACTGGCGCGGTCGCCAGCCACAGATTCCTCTAGTCTATGCTCCCAATTGATCACGTCCTCGCTACAGTGTTGATCGAACCGCGTGGCGTCTAGGAGAACCGCGACGGGGTTGCTAAACCGCCGCCACTTCCTCCACGCCTCCCGTCCTCTCTCAGCTGCATTGAGTCCCTTCATCACCGTGACCCCCCCAAAAACCTCAGCAATCCCACGGAAAATCGGCTTCTCCATAGGCTTCAGGTGTACTCCGATAGCAATATTGAAGCGAGCAGACCTAGGCTGGATAATCCGTGGGCACGGATCATCTTTCCTCGACAGATTTGTCTTCTCATCCTTGATGAACGCGCTAATCATCGCGTCCGCAATCGTGAGTTTCTTATCTGTCAAGCTCAAGAAGGCTGATGTATAGATGCGTACTTTCCTGCCGCTCCCACGGTATGTATCGATGAATTGCTCCATGGAGATGGGATTGACAGTGCCGACTGCTTCTAAAAGCCTAGACTTGAACACCTTGAGTCTTTTCGCTACAACACCTGGCCGCGGCTGGGGTGGGGTCACCTGTATTCCCCCCCCTGCCGCAACAGTGAACAC